CTCGTCCACAAGGACGGCCTTGTCCCGCTCGAACATGCCACCTCCACGCGGCGCCGGACGCTGCTGCAGCTGGCCGGCTTCGGCGTAGGTGCCGCCCCAGGCGCGCAAACTGGGCTTGAGATCCTCCTCAAGGTGGCGCTCGCTAAAGCGTTCGGGCCACAGTAGTTGGCCCTCCTCGGTGCGGCGATCCTGGGGGTAGAGCGTCTGCCAGTGAGGCACGTAGCCTTCGGGCAGGATGCCCTCTTCTTCCAACTCGGTGGGTGTGAGCCACACCGGGATGGGATCGCTTTCCTTCTTGAGGCGAGTGACGGTCTCGGCTGGGGTGCCATCGCGCCGCGGAACGCTGGTAAAGCAGCGGTTCTTCGCCTCGTATTCCATGGGCAGGCACAGGTGCTCGTAGCCCAACTCCTGACTCAGGATCATGCCGCTGACGTCGCCCTCGTGCACGCGCTGCATGATGACCACGAATACGGCCGTCTCCGGATCGTTGGTACGGGTGGGCAACACTTCGCTGAACCACTGGAGCGTGGCCTCGCGAATCGGAGTGGACTCGGTGTCCTTGACGTTGTGCGGGTCGTCCACGATGATGCGATCACCGCGCTCGCCGGTACTCACGCCACCCACCGACGTTGCAATGCGGAAGCCCATGCTGTCGGTGTCGAATCGCACCTTGGCATTCTGGTCGCTCATGAGGCGGAAGCGTTCCAACCAGTGGCGCTGATAGATCTCGCTCTGGATCAGCTGGCGGCTGCGTCGGTTGTCGCGGATGCTGAGGTTCTCGCTGTAGGCGGTGCTGATGTAGCGCAGGTGGGGCATGTTCTTGGGTCCCCACTCCCAGGTGGGCCAGAACACGTTCGTCGTCAGGGACTTCATGCACCCAGGCGGCACGTTGATGAGCAGCTTGCGCAGGTGCCCCTGGGTGACGTACTCCAGATGCTCGCAGATGGCCTCCACCGCCCACCCGTGGATGAAACGGCGGCCGGGCTCCAGCACTGGCCACAGCAGTTGGATGTACTTGAGGAGGCTCTCTTCGGCGGCCAGCTTGTCCAGAAAGGCCAGCGCCTCAACCGGATTGCCGACCGCCTTGGCCAGCGTCTTCTCCATGGTCGAGGCGTGAACGCTCACACGGTCTCCGGATTGCGGGCAACGCCTGCGCTGGCCCACATCTTGGCTTGTTCTACGTTGGTGATGGCGAGCGACTTCTCACGCCCAGAGGGCACGATCTCCTCGATGACGTGGAGAAAGGCTGCCGCGGCTTCGCTCAGGCGGCGGTGGCGTTCCACTCCGGCAGGGCTGGGCGCGTGGTACCGAACACGGTTGGCGATCTCTTCTGACGTGAGCACTGACGATCTCCTTTATTCCTTTAGTTTACGAATGCGTTCCATTGCTGAGGTGTAGGAACTCAGCCAGATTTCCGTCAACTCGCGCTCGGTGTCGCGCTCGCTGGTCACAGCTGCTAGTTGGGTCCGCACGCGGGAAAGTTCGTTTTCCATCTCGTGCAGCACATCCATTTCGTGGACCTGAGCTCGCCTGTACGTGCTCAGGGTGGCATGCTGTATGCGCAGGCGTTTGTTGGCCTTGGCCAGCGCCGTATTGAGGCGGTGGATCTCCAATCTGTGGCTGGAGTCCTTTGCGCGGTCGTAGGTTTCCTGCCGTGCACGACGATGCCACGCATTTTCTTGCCGTAGCCGCTTGATTTCACCGTCCAGATATGGAGCGATGCGATGGCGCAGGATCAGGAGCCAGATTCTAAGCCTCTTCACTTACGGCCTCCACTTCTACGGCATTGGTCACGGGGTCGGGGGGCTGCAGGGCCTTGGCGGCCTCCTCCAGAACGGAGCGCAGCTTGTCACGGGCCTCCGGACTAAGGGTGGCCAGCTCTGCAAGGGCCGAGGCCCCGGCCGACTGGTTGGTGTGGGGTCCGCCTGCGTTGTCGCGGAAGCTGGGGTCCGCCCGCTTGAGCAGCAGCTCCAGCAGCCGGTCGCTGTACTTGTGCACATAGCCGACGATGTTGCCCTCGTCATCCACAACGGGGCGTTCGTCCCAGCCGTCTACGGCGCGGCGGGTGGCCTCTTCCAGGAGGCGATCCCTATGCAATTCCAGTGCCAACTCGACTTGTTCCCGAAATTCGGGAGACTTGAGGCGGAAGTCCCGTACGCATTTGTATGAGACGCCGGCTGCCGCGCAGCTCTTGACCACGGCGCCCGTGCGGATGAGCTCGTCCAGATAGATCTGCTGCGCGCGAGGCGTGAATTTGTGAGAGCGGGACATCACCCCCTCGTAGGCGCCGGCAAGGCGGGAGGCTTCCTCCTCGGTGAGGTAGTCCTCGGCGGTGGCCACGAGTCCATGGTCGCGGCTGCGCAGCTGGTTGGGGTTGCCGTGCTTGGCCGTGGAATTGGTGAGATCTTCTTCCATCGTGGAACTCTACTTCGTGAGTGATGAAAGTGCAATGGCACGTTATGAGGGCCTCAGGTTCTCACGAAATTGAAAAAATTTTCGAGGACCTTCGAGATGAGGAGGTGACTCTTCAGGCCCCCTCGGGGGATCTCTCGCCGTATAAATCTGCGTCAGATCTGCCTATGTTCTGACGCACGCAGTTTAAGTGCAACTTCTGTGCATCTTCTCTATTGCATCAAAAACGCATCTCCTCTGCATGTGATCTGCCTATAGCAACACATATGCAACTTAATAGCAAATGTGACGCATCCCCCTATTTGCCTATCCCCTACGTTGAATCTGCACATTTTCATTCATGTGCAACTTAAGGGAAAATGGAGTGCAACTCGTATCCTGCACCCATACTGCACACCCTCTGCGTAAAGGGCCATTTGCTCATGTTCTGCATAGGGGCTGCTGCCACACATGGGGGCGGCAATACATGAGCATCCCCTATGGGTGAGGCCCCATGGGGTAGGCTACCTGAGGGGGCTGCATGTGGGGTGCCGCTACAGGGGGCTGCGGCAGGGGAGGGGCAACCCTTGCGGGGGAGCGACCTGCCTGTGGCTTGCTGCCATATGGGACTGCGGCAGGGGAAAGGCAGAGGTGGCGCAGAATGCCTCACCGGCAACACGGGTGCATGGGAGGTGCATCCCCTTTAGGTGAGGTCCCCCGCAGGCTCCTTGATGCAGATCATGCGCAGTTCGGATGCATCTATGGATTTGCTGAGAAATTGCGCTTAAGTTGCCGGTTTCGGTGAGGTGCGGCATTCTGCATCAGTACAACTCGCCAGCATCCCCCGTAGGTGGTGCATTTTGCCTCAGCCGCAAATTGGCGTCCACAGTGAACGAAACGCGGCACTTCCCCCATGGGCTCAGGCTTTACCCACCCAGCTGCCTTGGCACGCTGCGTGCATTACCCCTCAGCATACAAGGAGAACCCCATGGCCAAGCTCTTCATCACCTTCTGCCTCATCGTTGCCGGTCTGCTCTACGCGGGCCTCCAGGTCCCCACGGGCCACGCCACTGGCACTGCCAACCTGCAGGCGCAGGCGCAGCTGGCCAGCGTCCGCTAACGGGCCCAGGGCGGACCACCCTGGGAACGGGCCACCCCAAGCCCAGGGCAGCCGCTTAGGCAAAACAGGCGCCGCTTAGGCGCAGCATACCCTAATGCTTAGGCAAGAAATTGTCTAAGTGTTCGGAATTGCTTTACTTTTTATTTATTACTTAAGTGACTTAGGTAAAACAACGGCATCCCACCGGCAGAACAGTGGCATGCAGTCTTCCCACCATGCGCAACTTGAACGCAGAAATGTCTAAGTTACCTAAGTCGAACAGCGAAACTCCAGCAACGGCGGGCACATAGGCTAGCAACTTGCGTAAGTCACAGCCTATGCCACCCACCCTGCCACCCAAGGCTCTACACGCGGCGCCGCTGCGGCACGCCCAGGTTCTGCTTCCACCCGCGGCGCATGGCCTCCGCCGTCTCCAGGGCATCATCCCTCTCGGGGGTGTAGTAGGTGGCAACCTGCTCGCCGTCCAGCGTGGCGCGCACCACCCACTCACCAAATGCGTTCTTTCTGCGGCTCACGCTAACTGCCAACACGCTGCACATGGTCTGCTCCTCACGCATTTTCAAAGCAACTCCGCGGCAGCAACCACCACCGCATTCCACTTGCCGGCCAGCTGCGCATCGTCCGCCCGCAGGGCCTCAGCAAAGCGCTCCCCCGCGTACTGCATCACACCCTCGGGGTCCATGCCTCCTCTGCACAGGTTCTGCACCAACTCTGCGGCGGTCACCACCACAGCCTGCTCCTTCCCCTCCAGGTGGATCTCCCAATTGCCTTCGTCGTGCGTCACCGTGGGTCTCATCCCTTGCTCCTTACTTGCCGGCCGTCTGCAGCTGGCGGATGCGCAGGTTCAGCGCAGTCAGCTTGCCCCGCAGGCTGGCGTCAATGCGCACCATCTGCATCAGCGCCGCACGCTGCTTCAGGGCCGTGGTCAGGTCGGGGTTGGTGTTGCTCATGCCCTCACCTATTGCACGCAGCGTGCCAACCCACCCGCGCCCTGGGAGCCTGCGCCCATGGGGTAAAAGGTGAGAAGTGCCGCAATTTGCGGAGAAGGGTGCCCATTTGCGGCACTCCGGAGCCTTTGCGCCCGCGGGCGGGTGCCCTGGTCCCCTGGGCAGAGTTGGCACGCTGCGTGCAGTAGGTAGGGGCATGGCGCGGGGGGCGCCGGCAAGGCAAGGAGCACGCAAGATGGAAGCACTGGTCGTTCTGCTGGCGGTCTACATCGTAGCTGCCGGTTTCAGCCTCTAACTAGCAACCCATACGCGGAGAACAAGCAATGGACGAATTTGCCTACGAACTGCACGAAATTGCCGACGAGCTGCTGGACGAATGCACCGAGCTGGCTCTGCACATCAACTGCGTGGAGGAGCTGCTGGCCCTGGAGGGCGAACCGGCAGACGAGGAGTAGAACGCGCGCAGCCTGCGGGCTGCCTTGAACTTGCACCCAGGGTGCCGGTTTAAGAGAACCCGCAAGGAGTAGGCAGAATGACTGCGAAAGAAATGCAGTTAGTCCAACAGGCAAATACCCTGCAGAAGACCAGCAACTATGACGTAGAGGATCTGGTTGCGCGTGCTCTGCGCGAGCGCCACCCCGACGCGTGGCTGCAGTCCGCCTGCATGGATGTTGCCGGTGATCTCTCTGAGGCAGAAGACCTGCACCATGCGTGCATGACCTACGTGCTCGCCTGCGGGGGGTGGTAACGTGAGCGGCAGAATGAAGGCAGCCCAGCTGCTAGTAGACGAAGGCATTGAATACGCAGATGACCTGCAGATGGCGTGCGAGCAATACGCATTCTATCCCGACCCGTGGGTCAATGGCGTGTGGGCGGCAGTTCACCGGCAAGAGGACGACCTGCACCTGCTCTGCTACGTAGACACTGGTGACGTAGAAGAGGTGCAATTCACTAGCGAGCAGCTGGCAGACTTCGGCCACTGCGCTGAAGAGGACTAGGGCAGAATAGGAGCAACCAACATGCAGACCGTAGCGCGAGTGATGAGCGACGGAGACGCAGAAAGCCTGCAGGTGAATGCCCAGGGGGAGCTCTTCCTGGAGATCTACAGGCGCCCGCGGGCATGCCGACGCAAGGGATGCCTCAGTTCTGCCTGCCCGTGTGGACGCAAGTACAGCGTGGAGCTGCGGCAACTGACCAGCAATCAGGCGGCAGACTGGTGCGTGCGCAACGGGATGCGGCAAGTGGCGCGCGACCTCGCGCTATGCTAGCAGAAGAAAGGCAAAAGAGTCATGAAAGAGTGCTGCCTTGATGGTTTGCGTGGAATCTGCATCTCCCTGCCAGAAGAGGCCGTTGCCGACCTGACGCGCCCTGGGGAGGCCGAGCCCGCTGCCCGCTACTGGGCTGCGCAGCCTGCCGTTGCCGCGCAGCTGGACGCCCTGGGACACGACCTTCTTGCCGCTGCCTTGCTTGAGTGTGGCGCATGGTCTGCCGAGGAACTGCAGGACGCAGAGCTGACGCGGATGCGGGCGGTCTGGGTTGCCGCCGGCGACGGCATGTAGCAGGCAATTAGTCCGAAGAGCCTAAAGTTTCTGTCCCCGCTGACCGAAGAGCCTCACAGAAGAGGAGACCATCATGAGCAAAGAGTCCAAGACCCAGGGGCGCGCCTGGGCAGCTGCCGAGGGCCTGCGCGAAGAGGCCGAGCTCCTTGCCGAAGAGCTTGCCTATGGTGGTCCGCTGGCCCCGGAGACGCTGCAGGAGTGCCTCAACGGGGTGGAGACGCTGGAGGATCGCCTCCGCGAACTGCGCGCCCATCTGGCCAGTCTGGCCACGGAGATCCTCTAGATGCGCAACGTCACAGCAGAAGCTCCCGTGGTGGGCCGCTACCACGATGGGCAACCCATGCGCAGCGGCAACGCAATTCACGTGGCCAACCCCACCGAGCGGCGGTTCTACCGCAACTCCTTTCTGTTGCGGTTTGGCTGCGTAGGCTGCACCTACGTCCTGGTCTATGCCCGCAGTCTGGAGGATGCCTTGGAGGAGGCTGCTTCTTTTCTGCGTGAGACGCCCATGGGCGCAGGCCATGTGCAACCCCTAGGCTCCACCGCGGAGGACCTGGGTCTCGCCCCGGAGGACGATCCCTGGGACTGCGACAGCCTAACCTATACGGAAAGCGGGTGGCTGGACAGCGACGAGTGGGCCATTGTGGCGGAGAACCCGGACGCGCAGCTTCTGCGCAAGATCCACAGAGGCTAACCAAACCGCTAAAGTTTTCCCAGCTGCGTGCCGTTAAGTATGGGGCAACGCAAAAGGAGACCTCACCATGCCGCTCCGCCTCCAAGTAGACGACACGCATTACCAGCTGGCCCACGGACGCAAGCCCCGCGGCCGAGGACGGTGGGCCTTTGCCATGGACGGGGACGAGAACCCGTTCTACGTCAGCCGCGGGTGGATTCTCTACAGCGAGGCGCGCCGCGCCGCCCTGCAGTGGGCGCGTGAGCACGCGCTGACGGGCGTCATCGTGGTGTGTGCCTAACAGGCAAGTAGAACGCACATCCAATAAACCGCTAAAGTTTTTGCCCCAACCTGCCGTTAAGTATGGGGCAACGCAAGAGGAGAACCTGCCATGAACCTGGAACTGCGACCCTTCAGCCCCACCGACTGGATGGGCTTTGCCGGCGCCGCTGGCAACCCCCTCATCGCCACGAGCGACACCGACCAGGAGGAGGGAGGCGGCGCCATCGTGGTGGTGGACACCCAGGGAGTGGGCGTGTTCTGGAGCAACGCAGACGGGTCCGAAGAGGCGCAGTGGTTCGCCGAAGAGGAGACCGTCGGGGGAGACCCCAGCCCCAAGGCGCAGCTTCTTGGCAAGCTGGCCCTCATGCACAGCAATCGCCTCCCCAACGACGTCCCCACCCTGGACCGCGTGTTGCGCAGCCTGGGCTTCCAGCGTCTGGACTCCTAGCGCCATGGCCACCACCCCCGAAGAGCTTCAGCGAAGAGCGAGAGTGGTCTTCAACTTGGCCGAAGAGATTCTGGATCTCGTGTCTAGCGGCACGCCTGCCGAAGAGATTCTCGACCGAGTGGATGAGCTCCAGCTGGAGACCCGGCAACTGGAGCAACGCCTGGAGGAGAACCCCTCGTGACCCGAATGCAGCAGACCGCACGCAACTGG